AATACAATCCAATCCAATCCAATACAATCCAAATATTATTAATATATAAAAATACATAACATTATATTAATAATATAATCACCTTCTCTTAATTATTCGGCTTTTATTCACTTTTGTCTTAGTAAATTTATATTTACTTGTTTTTTTAAAACCTTCTTTTGGAATATATCTAAAAAAGTTCATATTATAGAGTCTGGATTTGCGCGAAAGTTCATGGTTTTTAACTTTATCGTATATTTTTACCTTTTCTTCGCGTATATCTTCTAATGTTTGTTGTTTGCCATAGCATGTTACACTAAATCGCTTTAACAACCCTCTTTGTTCTAAACGATTTTTGATTTGAACTTTAAATAAATATTCAGAAAGACATAATAGACGGTTTTCATCATAATAAGGTCTATTTGCGTAAATAAAAATTAAGTAAAAACTCAAAATAGTGTCAATAGAGGCAACTTTGATTTTGCGCCCTTGTAGACTAATAATATTATAACTATGACAAGCAACCGTTTTGTAAATAAACGCAATTGCATCATTATTAACAATTATTTCACAATGGTCGTCTACATATTCACCAATAGGCTTCTTTTTTCTAATAACAACATTTTTAAAGCCTTCATAATTAAGTTGTTCTTTTAATATTAACGCACTTGACATAGGGTTTTCGCTCAACATATCAAAATCAGGAATAGTATTAACTTGCGAGCGTTCTTTTTTGGGCATATATTGACTATAAAGTGACGCAGCATAACCACCAAAAAACACTAATCCTTGATTAATAAATGATGTTTTACAAACTTCATAAATTTTGTCTCGATCGCTATCTGAACCATCATAGTCTCTCTGAAATTGTATAGATTTACAAAGCTCTCCTTTTAATGGATAATTTTTGTTTAATAAAGTAATGCGTTTTAATATTTTTTCCCACCGTGTTACATCTCCCATTGGTCTTGACAATTCAACATACATAGCCATACGCAAATAGTTAGGAGGGCAATAATTTATAGCATTTATTTTAATAGCTTTTTTGAACAAGTTTTTAAACAATGTTTTGTCTAAATAAGTTATGTCAGCAATAGGAATAAAATTAACAAACACTTTATATGTTCCCGCATGAACTGATGATTTTGCCTCAACTTCTTCATAACCAGCTTTATAATATATATTTGTTAATTTTGTGGCATATTCCATTGCTAATGGCGTAAAAAAATCATAGTCAGGTATTTCAATATCTTTGTTATAAAATCGGTCTTGTTCTGGTAATATATTATTTACAGCCGTTCCGCCGTAACATAGTGTATTATGTGTTCTTAAAAATTCTTCTAATATTTCTATTATTTTTTTTATAGTATCAGATTGCACTAATTTTTTACCTACTTCATAAGTAGCACTATCAATAGCATTTCGTAATATTTTTAATTCTTTTTCTTCAAAAGATTTCATAATAAATTATATAATATAGTGTGTTATTATAATATTTTTTTATTTTATAGAAAACAAAAATAGAAAACAAAAAATAGAAAATAGAAAATAGAAAATGATAGTTATTATTATTGCTGTGATAATAGAGTTTGTAATGTACCAGCAACATCTTCTACTGGTCTATGACTTGTAAAAGGAATAATAGCAAAACTAGTTGGAACATTCGCAATTAAATGATTAGGTTTTAAAATCCATGAATAGTTTCCGTTATTTGTAAATTGTGCTACATAGCTTTCTAAATTCGCATCTTTGGTTTGATATTTCATAGCTATAGCATTACAACCGAAACCATATGCTGACGCAAACTCATTGTTATTTACATAATTATTTAAATTTGGCAATACAATAGTAAAACTTCTTTTTGTTTCATCTATGAATTGAGCTGTTTTTCCCGCAATTTCAGTATATCTATATGTTTTACAATAAGCACTTTTTCCCTTTAAATTAATATAAGTTTTTAATTTTGCTAATACATTATTTGTTTCTATTATATTATTTGATGGATAAAAATCACATATAATAATAACTGTTTTATATAAATCTTTCATTTGGACGTTTAATATTGAGCCGGTTGTATAATTATGTTGTTTCATTATGCGAAAAGTATTACTGTCCGTATCTGAAGTAGCTAGGTCTAAGTATTGTTCAAATAGTGCACCCATTTTTTCTAACATAGTCAAATTTGTGCTCATAACCCGAAAATTTAGAATCAAAGGATCACGACTACAATTGGTATGAATAGCATCAAACGCACGCGTTGTAACACTACTTAATACATCACCTAAGTCTAAAGAGTTATAGGTTTCTTTTATATAGTTGCTATTTGCTGTAGATGAAGCCACTATTGGTTTATTATTGTATGAATAAATTTCAAAATCTAAAAACCGACATCCATTAGTAATCGTTTTTTCTAAAGCACACAAATTTACAAAATTATTTTTATAGCCATCACCGCAACAACAATTATAAGCACTTTTAACATAATAATTTTTAAATATAGAATTAGATACATCAAATTCAGTTGTAGTTAAGTCCGTTGCGCTACTTGCTTCTACAGTATTAGCACTTGTAAAATAAGATTTTCCAATATTAGCCCTATAATATTTCTCTAATCTATCACATGTTCGTTGTTCTAATGCTAGTCTATCATATATCCAACCAAATAATATTAACAATATTAAAATGACAATACTCATTGTCATATACAAATATATTGATTGAGTACTATTATTAGGGTCACTACCAAAATAATCTTTAAAAAAGATTTTAGACATTTCATAAAAACTAGTATTTTTATCTTTATTAGTTGTGTCGCCCATATTTATATATTAAAACATTTAATTTTAACTAAAATACTTTAGTAGTTAATTAATTAACTAATTAATTAATTAACTAATTAACTAATTAACTAATTAACTAATTAACTAATTAACTAATTAACTAATTAACTAATTAGTTAAATATTAGTATAAAATTATTATAGTATATAAATTATTAGACTATGGCGGGTGGACTATTAAACTTAATAGCTATTGGCGACCAAAATGTTATGTTGACAGGTAATCCTACTAAAAGTTTCTTTAAATCTACATATTCAAAATATACTAATTTTGGGTTACAAAAATTTAGATTAGACCAAGTTGGACAAAAAGAATTGGAGGTTTCAAAATCTACAACTGTCAGTTTTAAAATAGAACGTTATGGTGACTTATTGATGGATACTTATTTAGTACTAAAATTACCAGCAATATGGAGCCCAGTATATTATTATAATAAATATAGTGATATTAGTGCTGTTTATAGACCATACGAATTTAAATGGATTAAGCATATTGGATGTCAAATAATGGAAGAAGTTAAAATAATGATTGATGGAATAACTATTCAAAAATTTAGTGGTACTTATTTACAAAATGTTGTTGAACGCGATTTTGATTCTCATAAAAAAGAGTTATTTGATATTATGACAGGAAATATTAGCGAACTAAATGACCCAGCTAATTTTAATAACCGAAACAATAATTATCCGAATGCATTTAATATAAATGGAACAAATACTGATGTAAGCGGGATTGAACCATCTATAAGAGAATACAATTTATATATACCAATTAACAGCTGGTTTACAATGTCCTCTTTTATGTCATTTCCCTTAATATGCTTACAATATAGTAATTTGGTTATTGATTTTAAATTGCGACCATTACAAGAGTTGTTTACTATTAAAGATGTATTATACGATATGAGTGTAAATACTTACAAAATAACTAACTATAATAATATTCCTCAAATACATCCACTTCAAACAACATTAGAATATCAATTTAATAGATTTATTAATCCGCCGCCATACAGGGATATATCTGGAGACAGTTATATTAATTTGACAAATAGAATAAATAGTAATATACATTTACTATGTACTCAATGTTTTCTTGATAATGCCGAACGAGAAATGTTTGCCAAAAATAGTCAAAATTATTTAATTAAAGAGGTGAAAGAATATAGTTTTAAAGAAGTTATTAAGACTAATAAAATTAAATTAGAATCAAACGGCTTAATTAGTAGTTGGATGTGGTATTTTCAAAGAAGTGATGTTAAGAAGCGCAATGAATGGTCTAATTATACTAACTGGCCTTATGAAAATAGTATTCCAAATGATTTGAAAAAAATCACAACACCAGACTTATCTTATGTATATTATAGTCCTCATTTTACTTATAGTGGTGATATTTCCAAAAATATATATTATACTGGGTATAGTCCGTCTATTTACGAACAAACCAATGTATGTGAAATTATGAAAAATTTTGGTATACTATGTGACGGCAAATATAGAGAACAAACATTTGATAGCAGCGTATTTAGCAGACTAGAAAAATATAATAAGTCAAACGGCTCCAATTCGAAAGTTGGTTTATATTATTATAATTTTGCTTTAACGACAGACCCTTATAAATTACAACCAAATGGTGCGTTTAATACAAATAAATTTAAAACGATTGAATTTGAATATAACAATTATGCTAATCCACCTTTTGATAGTAGCAATATTGAGTTTACAACTATTTGTGACCCAGCAACCGGCGCAATAATAGCAACATCAAAAGACCCTACAAACATTTATAAATATTATTATAATTTGTATATAATGGAAGAAAAATACAATTTATTAATTTTTCAAAATGGTTTTGGTGGGCTCTTATATAATAGCTAAATCTATGTATTATAACTTGTATATTATATAACTTATGATAGCTTATGCTAATTTAATTTTTGGAACTTTTCGTGTTCCATTATTTTTCGCTTTAAGTGCTAATTTTAGTGCTTTTGAATTTGATGAACAACCATGTTCCAATATTTTATAATCTATTGCTGCTGCTTTGCCTCCACTAATAGCACTTGCTAAACGCGCATAGCCCCAACTATGTGCGCTTTGATTTGGACGTGACCCAGAAGAATAATATGCGCCGCGACCCTTTTTAACAATTTGTAATAAGGCATTTTTAGAACAACCCGTTGCACTTACTAAGTCAGAATTTATTGCTATATTTTTTAGTTTATACAACTTTTGTGCTTTTGCTATATGAGCTGATTTTTTGGATTTATATGAGTCAACATTTTTTCGTGTTAAATAACGCTTCTTTTTATATGCATTACGTGAGGCTTTTAATTGTTTAATTTGTAGTTTTTTATCTTTTAAACTAAGACGACGAGGTAAGTATTTAATAGGTATATTTATCATTTTTTATTACTATTATACTATTATACTATTATACTATAATATTTATTATATATAAAAATATTATAATATGAATAAAAGTATGAATAAAAGTATGAAAGAAAAAATCATAAAATTTGAAAAAGGGCCACCCGGAAAAAAATACACAGCCTTTGTCCAAAATAAGACAACCAAAAAAATACGCAAAATACATTTTGGAGCATCAGATTATCAACAATATAAAGATAGAACTCCGCTTAAATATTATTCGCATAAAAATCATAATAATAGAAAACGAATGCGCAATTATTTTAATAGACATTCTGGAACCAAAAAAAGAGGTGAAGCAATTAGTTTAGAAAAGAAAAAATCGCAAGGCTATTATAATGCTAAAATATTGAGCCATGTATATTTATGGTGAAATTACTGTTCTAAAACTAGATTTATTCTAGGAAATACCAAATGTACAAGTGAGAAGTTGTCCTGAAAATAATGTAGATATTATGTATCTTAACCAATACGCATTTAACACATTATCAAAAATAGGTTGTGGTGTTCCTATATTTGGTGTAAAATCTATATTAAATATATATTTATTAGGATCAGATATAATACATATATCTAAATAACTTGAAGGGTTTCGTAAACTAATAGCAAAAGAGTTAGTTGGATTGGATACATTAGTTGCTATAACAGATACAGCTGTCCTAATATATATATAAAAATTTCCCGAACCAGAAGTTCTACTAAATAATATATTACCATACCAACCAGAATCAACATTAATAACAACACTAGCATTTTGCTGAATGCCTATACTATTAGTTACAACTAAAGTGTATGTTGTTGTAGTTGTTGGATTTACTGTGTATGCTGTGTTTGATATAATAGATTGGTTTTCTACTGTTGCACCTCCATTAATTGTTACTCTTGTAGCATTAGTAAATACCGGAATTAGTGTAGTTGAACCATTTCGACTAATATTAGCATTAGTTGTTGTAATTTAAGCAGTAGGATTTGGAATTTCATTAACAGTCAGTGTTAAATTACTATAGCCTGTATTGTAATACTTATCGGCCACTATATCCAACTTATTACTTAGTCCTGAACCATTTTTGTTTAAACTGATATCAAGTGTACTTTCAGCAATCAATCGACTCGCTACACCATATCCATAAACTGTAAATATATTTGTTCGACTACTTAGAACAGGTTTCCAATTAATACCATCAGGTGAGAAAGCAATAGTATTATTTTGATATCCTACTGCGACCCACATAGTTCCATTCCACGCTACACCATATCCTACGACTGAAATTATATCATTTGTTTGGCTCAGGGCTGATGTCCAATCAATACCATTACTCGAGTAAGCAATAGTGTTTCCTCCATATCCTACAGCGACCCACCTAGTTCCATTCCACGCCACACCTTCTCCATCATATGTAAATATATTAATACTAGAACTTCCAACAGGGTTCCAATTAATACCATTAGATGAGTAAGCAATCCTATTATTTCCTGCTCCTACTGCTACCCACATATTACCGCTCCACGCTACACCTTTTCCTGTTGAAAATATATTGATACTACTAGTTCCAACAGGGTTCCAATTAATACCATTAGTCGAGTAAGCAATACTATTACTTCCTTCTCCTACTGCTACCCACATAGCTCCCTTGGCATTATACGCTATACCCCTTCCAATTGTAAATATAGTTGTACTATTTGGAACGGGGTTCCAATCAATACCATTAGTCGAGTAAACAATAGAGTTCACTCCTTGTCCTACGGCGACCCACATAGTTCCATTCCACGCTACCCCACGTCCAAAAATTGTAAAAGTATTGGTGTTAGTGTTTGAAATACCAGTCCAAGTAATACCATTATACGAGTAAGCAATAGAGTTCCTTCCTTCTCCCACAGCGACCCACATAGTTCCATTATGCGCTACACCATGCCCCTTGATTGTAAATATATTTATACTACTATCTTGAACTGCCTTCCAAGTAATACCATAACGATCAGTCGAGTAAGCAATAGAGTTCATTCCTTCTCCTACTGCGACCCATCCTACATCATCCAACATATTTTGAGTCTTCATAAAAACACCACCTATACCCGCATTCCATGCTACACCTCTTCCAGTTGAAAATATATTGGTACTACTATTTTGAACCACATTCCAATTAATACCATTAGATGAGTAAGCAATAGAACAGGTTCCAGTTCCTAGTGCGACCCATAGCGTTCCATTCCATGCTACCCTAACTCCATATGAAAATATATTGCTTATACTATTTTGAACCCCAATCCAAGTAATACCATTATACGAGTAAGCTATACTATAATTTACTACTGGTCCGGTCTTTCTTCCTCCTACTGCAACCCAAGTAGTTCCATTCCACGCTACATCACTTCCACTTGAAAATATAGCGGTACTACTATCTTGAACCACATTCCAATTAATACCATTAGATGAGTAAGCAATACTATATGTTCTCTCCCCTACTGCGACCCATAGTGTTCCATTCCACGATACACTTCTTCCAACTTGAAATATAGTGGAACTACTATCTTGAACCCCATTCCAATTAATACCATCAGACGAATAAGCAATACTATAATTTCCTTCTCCTACTGCGACCCAAAGAGTTCCATTCCATGCTATACCTTTTCCACCATATGTAAAGGTATTGGTACCGCTATATTGAACCCCATTCCAATTAATACCATCATACGAGTAAGCAATTCTATTATTTCCACTTCCTACGGCGACCCACATAGTTCCATTCCACGCTACATCCCTTGACTCCTCTGTAAAGATAGTGTTACCGTTTACAGACGGCGTCCAAGTAATACCATCATATGAGTAAGCTATTCTATTATTTCCACGTCCTACTGCGACCCATAGCGTTCCATTCCATGCTACCCTAACTCCATATGATAATATAGTATTACCACTTGACGACCCAGTCCAAGTAATACCATCATACGAGTAAGCTATACTATAATTTCCTTCTCCTACTGCGACCCAAAGAGTTCCATTCCACGATACACCTGTTCCAACTTCAAATATAGTGGGATTACTATATGGAACTCCTTTCCAATTAACACCATTAGATGAGTAAGCAATACTATAATTTCCAAATCCTAATGCGACCCAAAGAGTTCCATTCCACGATACACCTATTCCAGCTTCAAATATAGCGGAACTACTATCTTGAACCCCATTCCAATTAATACCATTAGATGAGTAAGCAATACTATAGGTTCCTTCCCCTACTGCGACTGTTAAATTAGATGGAAATACAATGCGATTTGGACGGTCTGAATTAAATGCTATACCGATTCCATAAGTTGAAAATAGATTGTTACTAGTACTTGAAACCCCAAACCAAGTAAATCCATCATATGAGTAAGCAATTTTATTTGTTGTTCCTGCTCCTACTGCGACCCACATAGAACCGTTCCATGCTAGACCCAATCCATAAGATGTAATTATATTGGTATATGAACTCAAAACTGCCCACCAATTAATACCATCATACGAGTAAGCAATTCTATTATTTCCACTTCCTACGGCGACCCACATAGTTCCATTCCACGCTACATCCCTTGACTCCTCTGTAAAGATAGTGTTACCGTTTACAGACGGCGTCCAAGTAATACCATCATATGAGTAAGCTATTCTATTATTTCCACGTCCTACTGCGACCCACATAGTTCCATTCCACGCTATCCCAAATCCAATTGTAAATATAGTTGTACTATTTGAAGACGCTGTCCAAGTAATACCATCAGATGAGTAAGCAATAGAGTTTGTTCCTTCTCCTACTGCAACCCAAATAGTTCCATTCCACGCTGCCCGAAATCCATTAATTGCAAATATATTAACACTAGTACCTGAAAGACCAAACCAATTAATACCATCATACGAGTAAGCAATCCTATGGGTTCCTTTTCCTAGTGCTAACCAAAGAGTTCCGTTCCATGCTACACCAAATCCCTCAGTTGATAATATAGTATTACCACTTGACGACCCAGTCCAAGTAATACCATCATACGAGTAAGCAATAGAGAACGTTCCTTTTCCTGCTGCAATCCACATAGTTCCATTATATGCTACACCATGTCCATTATTTGTAAATATACTATTACCATTTGCAGACGGCGTCCAAGTAATACCATCAGATGAGTAAGCAATAGAACAGGTTCCAGTTCCTACTGCGACCCAACGATTAGGAATACTCTGACCAAATGTATATACTTGTTGAATATTGGCTACATTGTCTATTTGCGCACGAATATTACTCTTTGTAAGTGTTGTTGGAGTTGTGTATATTATTGATTTTTTTATAGAAGTTAGACCGCTTCTAGGAAAATTAAGGTTTATAGAAGGGTTGCTAGGAACGAATGCGTTATACGCTTGTCCGTTTATTGTATTAACATTTAAGTCATTAGTAAATACTTTGTTAAATTTCTTTGTTAAAGAACCTAAATTAGAACTACTATCGCCTAAAGGTATTATATTACCACTTATAGTCATATTAGTAGCACTTACATCATTTATATATGCGTTGCCCCACGGTCTTCCAGATAGACCGATAGTTCCTTTATTAGGAACTAGCGGATTTAAATTGGTGCTTACATCAATATTTATAGCACTTACATCATTTATATATGCGTTGCCCCACGGTCTTCCAGATAGACCGATAGTTCCTTTGTTAGGAACTAGCGGATTTAAATTGGTGCTTATATCAATTGAACTAACGCTTACATCATTTATATAAGCATTGCCCCACGGTCTATTAGTAAGACCTAATGTTCCTTTATTAGGAACCAGTGGATTTAAATTAGTGCTTACATCAATATTTATAGCACTTACATCATTTATATATGCGTTTCCCCAGCGTTTATCAGAAAGACCTAATGTTCCTTTATTTGGAACTAATGGATTTAAATTAACACTTATGTCAATAGAACTAACACTTACATCATTTATATAAGCATTACCCCAACGTCTATTAGAAAGCCCAATGGTTCCTTTATTAGGAAGGAGCGGATTTAAATTGGTGCTTATGTCAATAGACGCAACGCTTACATCATTTATATACGCGTTTCCCCATGCTTTATTAACAAGACCAATAGTTCCTTTATTGGGAACTAGTGGATTTAAATTAGTGCTTATGTCAATAGACGCAACGCTTACATCATTTATATATGCGTTTCCCCATGCTCTATTAACAAGACCAATAGTTCCTTTATTCGGAACTAGTGGATTTAAATTAGTGCTTACATCAATAGACGCAACGCTTGCATCAATTATATAAGCATTACCCCATGCTCTATTAACAAGACCAATAGTTCCTTTATTGGGAACTAGTGGATTTAAATTGGTGCTTATATCAATAGATGAAACACTTATATCATTTATATAAGCATTACCCCACGGTCTATTAACAAGACCAATGGTTCCTTTATTTGGAACCAGTGGATTTAAATTAACACTTATATCAATAGATGAAACACTTACATCATTTATATATGCGTTTCCCCATGCTCTATTAACAAGACCAATAGTTCCTTTATTGGGAACTAATGGATTTAAATTAACACTTATATCAATATTTGAAACGCTTACATCATTTATATATGCATTTCCCCATGTTCTATTAACAAGACCAATAGTTCCTTTATTAGGAACTAGCGGATTTAAATTAAGACTTATGTCAATTGAACTAACGCTTACATCATTTATATATGCGTTTCCCCATGCTCTATTAACAAGACCAATAGTTCCTTTATTAGGAACTAGCGGATTTAAATTAGTGCTTATATCAATAGATGCAACGCTTATATCATTTATATAAGCATTACTCCATGCTCTATTAACAAGACCAATAGTTCCTTTATTTGGAAATAATGGATTTAAATTAAGACTTATGTCAATACTAGAAACACTTACATCATTTATATAAGCATTATTCCATGTAGCCCCAATTTCACCTATAGATGGTACTATAGATGAACCGCTAATGGTAGTTGGTATAATGTTAGAACTATATATAGTATTAATATTACCAATCGCCCATCTACTGTTAGTTAGACCAATATATCCATTTCCATTATTAGTAGGATAAATACTATTTGCAGTTATAGTTGTAATATGGCCTTCGCCCCATGCTTTATCAGAAATTCCCAGACTTCCCGAGTTAGCAACTAATGGATTTAAATTGAAGGTTACATCAATAGACGACACACTTATATCTTGTATATAAGCATTGCCCCATGCTTTATTGGCAAGACCGATGCTTCCTTTATTAGGAACTAATGGATTTAAATTAGTGCTTACATCAATAGATGAAACACTTATATCTTTTATATGCGCATTGCCCCATTGTATATTAGGAAGACCGATGGTTCCCGAGTTAGGAACTAGCGGATTTAAATTGGTACTTACACTAATATTAGTCGCGCTTATATCGCGTATATAAGCATTGCCCCAATAGTTAGTAACACTTCCTAGTTTTCGCTCGGGGTTAATGTTAGGGTTAAAAAAATAAGGAATTATATCACTGGTAACTTCTAGTAAATTAATAGTAGAAGTTCCACCACCACTACCACCAGTACTAACAGGAGGATAAGGCAGACCGTTTATTGAATTAACGTTCAAATTATATACAAACATACCACTCCATTTATTTGTTAAAGAACCCAAATTAGAGAATCCATCAGATAAAGGTACTATATTACCACTTATAGTCATATTAGTCGTGCTTACATCATTTATATATGCGTTTCCCCATGGTCTACTAGTAAGACCTAATGTTCCTGAGTTAGGAACACGCGGGTTTAAATTAACACTTATATCAATTGACGCTACACTTATATCATTTATATGCGCATTGCCCCAATGTTTATTGGGAAGACCAATACTTCCTTTATTAGGAACTAGTGGATTTAAATTAACACTGATATCAATACTAGAAACACTTATATCATTTATATATGCATTGCCCCATGCTCTATTAAAAATACCGATGGTTCCTTTATTAGGAACTAGCGGATTTAAATTAACGCTTATATCAATTGAACTAACGCTTACATCATTTATATATGCGTTTCCCCAACGTCTATTAGCAATACCAATAGTTCCCTGATTAGGAACTAATGGATTTAAATTTGAGCTTACATCAATTGAATCAACACTTAAATCGCGTATATATGCGTTACCCCATGGTCTATTAGCAAGACCAATGCTTCCTGTTAAAGGTACTAAAGGATTTAAATTAACACTTACATCTATTAAACTAACGCTAAGGCTGCTTGATGTAATATTTCCACTTATACTAATATTTCCACCTGAACTAATATTTCCACTTATACTAATAGCTCCACTTGAACTAATATTTCCACTTGAAGTAATAGCTCCACTTGAAGTAATATTTCCACTTGAACTAATATTTCCACTTGAACTAATATTTCCACTTGAACTAATATTTCCACTTGAACTAATATTTCCACTTAAAATAGTTCCACTTATACATGTATCTCCTAAAACATGCAAACTATAAACACTACTTGGATCTAAACCAATACCCATTTTATTATTTACTCTGACATGTTTGTTACGAGCTTGTAATATAATATTAGAACAACTATCAATAATCATATTTTCACTTGACAAATTTTGTAAATATGTTGCTGGTATGTTATATATTATAGGAATTTGTGTACCTGTTTTTAATTTATTTAATAATGGATAAACATTAGGTATATTAATAAATGAGGATGAAGACATTTTAATATAGCAAAATATAATTTCACTCATATTAAAACATAATAGTTTTAATATCTAAGCCTTAAATAATTAGAAGCATCAACGTAAATCTCTCCACTAATTAATTGATAAGTAAGCGGAATAGCTCCAACGAGAGGCAAGTTACTTATATCACTTATAATGAGTCGTGGCGTTCTAATATATTGAGGTTTATTAGTAGCAAAATTGCTAATATCAATGGCGTATTCTGGAGCTAAAGTATTTATCCCTATTCTGTTAGCAGATGTATCTATACATATACATTGTTCCATATCATTCGTGCTTATGTCTGCTGTTACATATGAAAAAGCTCCTACAAGTGCATTAATAGAGTCGTCTGACATATTATCTAAAATAACTAAATAGCTTTTATATACATATTTTTCTTAATAATTAGTAAAATATAAAATATAAAATATAAAATATAAAATATAAAATATAAAATATAAAATATAAAATATAAAATATAAAATATAAAATATAAAATATAAAATATAAAATATAAAATATAAAATATAAAATATAAAATAATTTAAAATGCTCTTTCAATAATTGTAATTCTGTTTTCTAAAATACTTATTTTATCAATTAATTCTTGTATTTGAATATTTTGTTTGTTTATGATATTAATTAAATCATAATTTGTTGTTGCATTGTTTGTTATTTCGGCAAAATTTAATACATTTTTAATAGTTTCAACATTATTATCTAATTCTTTCAAAGCTGCTAAACAATATATAAAAATAGAATTATAATTTAAGCTATATGGAGTTTGTTCATTTCCGCTAATTACACTAAATTTGAGTTCTTCAATTTGTTCAACATCTTGGGCTATTAGACCTGCTTCTATTATGTATGGCTCATTCAGTTCTCCTCTATAATGTAGTTCTTTAAAATTGCTTGTTTTCTGGTATATTTGAGGTTTTAATTGTCTAATTGCTAATAAAGCATTAACAATATTTTGTTCATTATGTTTTAATCTATCGTCAGAACGAAGAGTAATAAAACCTGTTCCTACACTATAACCTACTATTGTTGTCCCAGTTCCGGTTGTCCCTGATCCTCTAATATTTAGAGAACCATCTATCCATATATTTCCACTTGTATTTATTGAAATATCACCACCACTTATAGAAGGATAAATAACACGTACATATAAGTTTGGTGAATTTAAAGACCCATCAATTCTTACATTTCCATTAATACTTATATCGTTATTTAAAAATGGTCTAATAGATTTTACATATAAATTAGTAGTACAACTTATATCAATAGAAGTTAAATTAGTAAAATTACCACTAATACAGCTTAAAAATGACGTGCTTATATCTTGACATCTTACTGAACTAGCATCACTAATTCTACATTTACTATTAGTAGTAGTAATTCCACTATTATCAATAGTGGTAGTAATAGTTTTAAAAATAGAACTATTTATTGTGCCGCTAACATCTATTTCATAAGAAGGAGAAGTTATATTTACTCCAATTCTACTATTTTTTGTATCAATGCAAACAACTTTGTCTGTTGGACTAATAATATTATCAACTAAAGCACTAACGCTTGTTACTATTTTATTTTGTGCCGCCATGCTATATAATTATATTTAAGATAATTATATAGTATATTAAACATTATTAAAAACTATTAAACACTATTAAAAACTATTAAAAACCAAATTTTTGTTCTAATGTTTTGTTTGTTTTATTTGAATAAATTGGGTGTTGCATAGGTTTATGCATTGAACTTGCATCTTCTTTATATTTTAAATATGATACGGCTTCATTATAAACACTTGGAATACAATAATTCAAAACATGACTATTTAATTCTTCTATTTGTTTTGGTATATTTATATCTAAATTTTTTGAATATTGCAAATACATTGATCTCATAACTAATACAACTTGATCTTCAGATTGTTTATCTATTAATATACGTTGATTAGATTTGTCATAAACTCCTTTGCGAATACTATTTTGTATTAATTCTATATTGTTCTTAGAAAAATAACTATCCGATAACTTTGATCTTTCAAAATTACCAACTAAAACATTTTGATAATTAGTATTAGTATTTATAGGAATACGATCCATCATAGAAAATTGGGTTGCTATATTTGGACCCATAATATTTACTTTACCGTTATATTGGTTCATAATATGTATTATAAATAATACAATATATTATTTCTAATAATTATTTCTAATAATTATTTTTATTATATTATTATTTACGTTAAATTCATTTACTTCAATTATTAAAATAATATTTAAATAATTAAAATAATTAAATTAATATAATAATATAATAATGTTAACAACATTCAACAAAACTGTACTATTTATTTCTACAATATTATTGATAATAGGATTAGTAATTGTTGCAAATGTTATAATAACAAATAAGTCTAATGAAGAATATCCTCCGGTTGTAAGTGATTGTCCAGATTATTGGGATGTTGATTATGATAGTCAAGGAAAAAAACACTGTAAAAATAATATATTTATAAATGATGGGCTTGCAACAGCAGCTTGCCGATCATATCCACATGCACTGTTTTCTGCAAACGGGTCTTCGTTAGAAGATGTGCTTTGTGAAAAATCTAAATGGGCAAAGGATTGTAATATACATTGGGATGGAATTACAAATAATCCAAATGCATGTGTTAATACAACTATTAATACAAGTTTATTATAACTATTATAACTATTATAACTATAGTAACTATATAAAATTTTATATTTATAATATATATAAATATAAAATTTTATATGACAAATTATGCTACTAACTATTTTGACATTAGTGAAGGTATAACTGATATAAGTCAACTATATGTTCCAGCCCTTAGAGAAAACGTTCCTTGGGGTATTAATTCAACATATATTTATAAAGAAACTACTTTAGCGCCTCAATTTAATAGCGGTGTTAATAAACATTTAGTTATTGAAAATAAAATGTCGACTGGTAATATTATTTTAAAAACACAGACGTCTGGAAGAACTATAATACAAGATAAATTAGATGTTAAAGAAGTACGGTTTAATAATGTGTTGACTGCTACAACTGATTTTTTCCCATTTATGTACAATATTGGAAGTACTATTTATATAAATGGAGGATTAACAGTCAGTGGTGGAAATTTTAATTTGTTTAAAGGAGACACTGGAGAAACTAGTCAATTGAATGAGCCAACAATAATTAATCCTAGAATAAATGGTGGGTTTTTAATTAGCGGTGAAATATTTGGTGCACTAATTAGAAATTCAACAATAAGTGGTGGTTCTATTAATGGTAGTGTTATTATTGATAATTCTATAACAACAAATAAAATTCTTGATTCTAATATTACAGCAAATAAAATTGCCAATGATAATGTTACTACTATTAAAATTGCCAATGATAATGTTACTACTAATAAAATTGCGGATGAAGCAATAACAAATAGTAAAATAGCTGAGGGTACTATTGGTAGTTCTAAATATGGTTTTAAAAGTATTACTAATATTAAAATTGCTGACGGCACTATTGAATATGAAAAAATTGCTCCTGCTACTATTAGAGGAGCAAATATTGCTAATGCTACTATTAAAGGAGAAAATATTGCTCTTGCTACTATTTCAGGAGAAAATATTGCTCCTGGTTCTATTACAGGAGCTAATATTGATATTGCTACTATTAGTATAACAGGAACAAATATTGTTAATAATTCAATTAATTCAGGGCATATAATTGATGGTTCTATTTTAGGAACAGATATTTGTAATCTTACTATTACAGAAAGCAAACTTGCATCTAATTCAGTTAGTACTGTTAAAATAGTAGACAATGCAATAACGAATGCTAAAATACAAGACAATACATTATCCGGGTCTAAGATTACTGACAATACAATTAATAATTCTAAAATAGTAGACAATACAATAACTAATGCTAAAATTTTTCCTGGTACTATTACAGGAACAAGCATTGCTATTAATTCAATTAATTCAGGGCATATAATTGATGGTTCTATTTTAGGAACAGATATTTGTAATCTTACTATTACAGAAATCAAGCTTGCATCTAATTCAGTTAGTAATGCTAAAATAGTAGACAATAATATATCAGGGTCTAAGATTGCTGATAATACTATTAATAATTCTAAAATGCAAGACAATACAATTAATAATTCTAAAATACAAGACAATACAATTAATAATTCTAAACTGCAAGACAATACAATAACTAATACTAAAATACAAGACAATACAATTAATAATTCTAAACTGCTAGACAATACAATAACTAATACTAAAATACAAGACAATACAATAACTACTAATAAAATAGCAGATGCTAATGTTACATATGCCAAATTAAATAGTAATATAACAACTGTTTTAGACGCAAAAGCACCTATTGCAAATCCAACATTTACAGGAAATGTTACAGCAAACAATATTAAAATAAATGGACAAAATAATTCACTAGAATTAGGTGCTGGTGTTGGTAATAAATCAAACCAAGCAGGTCATATTGGTTACAATATAACATATAATGGAATAAATGGTTTAGATATACATGGCGCTTCAATCTATTCAGGTGGTCCAAAATTAGTTAAAATACAGAATCATTTATATATCGACCACGAGGCGGTCAGCGGGTTTAATGCTGTAGGTAGTGGTATGGTTGTTTGCTCCACTCAAGGAAGTAACGGCGAATATGTGACAAATATGAAACCACTTGGTAACACATATATAGAAATGGCTAGATATGTCTTTGATTTTAATACTAATGTACTGCATGGGAGAGGTCTAATTGGCTTTAACTATTTTAATAGTGATATAAGACAAAAAACTAATATTGCAGAACCGCTAATAAACAATGCTTGTGAATATATTAAAAAGATTGAATTTAAAAGCTTTAACTGGAAAGAAAATGTTGATATAAATAAAACAAAATGTGAATTAGGTGTTATAGCACAACAATTGGAAAGTGTTTACCCAAAATTTATAAATATAAATTACGACGAACAAGAGCCTAAAGATGAGACAAAACATAAATCTATAAATACAAATGTATTTTCTACTTTTATGATGAAAGGTATTCAAGAATTAATTTTAGAAAATATACAATTGAAAAAGGAGAATGAAGTAATGAGAAAAGATATTGAATTAATAAAACAACATTTGGGGCTTTAATCAAAAATAATTGAGTTACATTTTATGTTATTTAATTTTATGTTATTTAATAAAATTACATTTTATTTTACTAGTTTTTATATTAATTAAATATAGAAACTAGTTGGTTGTTATGTCAATAACAAATAAATTAGTAGCAAATATAAAACAAACACAAGTCGATATAAATAAGTTTACAGACACATATAATGTTATATGTATTGATACATCTAATAATCGTATTGGTATAAATACTAAAACTCCACGCTATTCTATTGATATATGTGGCACTAATAATAAAATTTTTGTAAGTAATTTAGAAGTGGCACAAAACGCTAATATTTTTTCTATAAGCGGTACTACTATAAATTGTGTTGATGGCAGCTTTACACGCAATTTAGACACAAGCTTTATTAATTTTAAAACTATTAGTGGGTCATTAATAAGAGCAACAACTATTTTAGGAATTTGCGGCGCAATAGTAGATTTAAGTGGTCATAATATTAAACTTAGTAATGAGCTGATAGCAGTTTCTATTAGCGCTGATACTATTAAGGCAAACAGTGTAAGTACTAATATTTATGATGTTGAAACAGGTTCTTTCAATGTTATTAATGTTACAAGAACTAATACAACTACTACTATTACTGGAGGAACTATAGTAGCAGTTAGTATAGTTGCAAATACTATAGATTGCAGTACTTTAACTGCAAACTTTATGCAAAGTGATAGAATAAACTGTGTGCAAACACTTTCAGCTGGAACTGTAAGCACAAATAATTTAATGTCTGCTTCAGGAGAAAAATTTTTTACACTTTCCGGTGGGCTATTCTATTTAGCTACTAGATTAGGAGATCAGAATATAAGTAATATACAAACTTTAATAACTGGCGAAGTAGCTCGCCAATCAAATACTCAAGGTCGGAGACCCCTTATTGAAGCCGACCTGGGGCTTATTGACGATTGTTGTATAAATACTTTACGAGTCACAACCTCTATTAATATTACTGGTAGTTTAATATTACCACAACAAACTTCAGGAACTTCATATAATGGTTCTTATGGAAGTTTAGCAATTAAGAAATTTGGTTTAATAAATAGTTTAACATTATTTAATAGTAATTCAAGATGGTCTAATATTTTTAGTACAACGCATTATGCAACACTCGACTTAAGTGGTACTTCTAATAACAATATAGCAACTTACAGAATAACTACGACCACTAATTCTATTAATTCTATTTTATCTAATTATAGATATATTCCAATAAAATTTAAAACTATAAATAATAGTGCAGCAAAAACACAGTTATTTTCCATTAACAGTTCAAACAAATACATAGAAATAAGTAACACTGATTTGAGTTCAGGAATTTACGAAATAAATGCTAGTGTTACGTTAAGTTATAATAATACTATAAGTGGTGACGTCGAGCCAAATGATTTTACATTTGGATTATATGATAATATAATTTTAGATTTTACTGATGCTAATATTAGTAGTACTATTGAGATTTCTTATAACTATGTAAAAAATAAAAATCTTATATTGGCATTTGATAATAGTTATAATTATTCTAGTGTATCATTACATTATATTGGTCCTTTATATTATACTCCTAATTATAGTGTTAATAATACAAGAGGACTTTGTTATTTGGTAAACTCGCAAAAAGATATTTCCAATTTTAATGTAGAATATTTTAGTTCAACTATTAAACTCCTAAATTATGACACGTAGCATCATTATTTTTTTAATTTTTATAATTTTTTATAATTTTTTATAATTTTTTATAATTTTTTATAATTTTTTATAATTTTTATAATTATTTTTGTTTTAAAATAATTATAAGAATTGTTATAGGATAAAAAAAATTTTATAGATTATAATAATCTGTAAACAAATAAACAAATAAACAAATAAACAAATAAACAAATAAACAAATAAAGTAAATTACTTAGTTTTCTTGGATTTTTTTGATTGTGTTTCAACTTTATCAGTTTTATTAGGCAATTTTAAAAAGTCATTATATGCAATTTTTAATTCTTCAAGTTCTGCTATCCACATTTCTTCTAATGTTTGCGCCTTAATAGTTTCTAACTCATATTCCTTTTGTTCATGTTCTTTCATTAATTTTTCAACATTTTCCTTGCTTACTGAATCCATTGGCATTTTAATCAAATAATTAAAGTCGCCATTTTCCCCTAAATCAAATTTTAAATTTGTTAAGATTGTAGCGATCTCTTCCTTAGACTTTTTCCTCAAGTCAATAGTATTGTCTAAATTATATTGAATAAAACGCGCTTTTGAGGTTAATGTTTTAAGTTCTTTGTCAAGCTTTACAATAATATATGCTTTGCGTTGTGCATAATAGTCATATCTAATAGCATAATAAGCATCAATAATTTCATAAACAGTTTGATATTTGCGCAATTGCTCTTTTTCATTAAATAAATGCATATTTGTAGTAGATTGAATGCAATAAAGTTTCAAATATTTTTCAATACCTTCAATATTATAGTCATGCTTTTCTAGCAACAATTTACTCATTACTCCCGGATAAAATGTAATTTCAAATTCAACATTTAAATCAGTTGACATGTCCCTAAAATCTTTAATTACTTCTTCTTTGGTTCCTGTTTTAACACTTCCTGTTCCAGTGTTATTATTGAGTCGCTGTTCTAAAAATTCCTTATAGTCTTGCGTCCATGTTCCAATAGGAAGCTCAGTAACGCGAATTTTATCATTACCGAGTATTTCATAGCACCCTTTAATAACATATTTAGTAGCTTGGTCGTCACATGGATAAATATTCCCTTTAAATCCTTGATAATAGGGGTCAATTAATAATGTCTCAATATTTGCATTCTTAAGTTTGCCCACTAAATAATCAATAATTTGAATAGGATTATAACACATAATATCTGTGCTAAATCCTGTTCCAATTCCTTTTGCACCATTTACAAGGACTATTGGAATGATTGGAACATAATAAATTGGTTCAACATACACTCCATCATCTTCGTTATATTTAAGAACATAATCATCTAATTCGGGAAATAGTTTCCTAGTAATTGGATTCAAATATGTATAAATATACCTTTCGGATGCTGCATCCCTACCCGCACCCATTAAACGTGTTCCAAACTGACCACATGGCATAAATAAATTAATGTTGTTTGAACCAACATAATTTTGTGCCAATCCAATAATAGCACCATTTAAGCTGGCTTCACCGTGATGATAACAAGAATGTTCCGAAACGTAACCACTAAATTGTGCTACTTTCATTTCCGAAGTTAAATTTTTCTTGAATGCGGCAAACAAGATTTTTCGCAAACTGATTTTTAGTCCATCACATATATTTGGAATTGAACGATCATTATCGTATTTTGAAAAATGTATCATGTCATTATTAATAAATTCTTCATATGTTACTTCTTGGTTAGAAGTATTTAAATACACATGTCGGTCATAATGTGAAAGCCAATTTTTGCGATCATCTGCACGTTTTTTATTAAATACCATATCAATTGTTTGTCTTGAAGTTTCAGTACTCTTAAAATTTACAATCTTTTTCTTTGTAAAGTATTCTTTGAATTCTTTGCTTGTACTTGTACCCAAACCCTTATAATATTTAATAGACCACTTATTACTATCTTGCAGACCACTCTCTTTCCAATTCATATATTCACCATTATTATAAAATTCAAGTGTTTCTTTGCCTTTTGTTGCCTTTAAAATAGGAGTATTCATGTACCCAATAAAATTGGGTATTTGAATTAGTGACTTCCATTCACTATCAATCATATTAATACCAAGACCTTTAATATGGCTTCCATCTAAATCTTGATCTGTCATAAATAATAATTTTCCATAGCGTAATTTAGTCTTAACATCATCAATAGAATACTCTTTACCGTGTTCTAAACCAAGAATTTGCTTAATTTCATTAATTTCTTTATTTTCCGAAATTTTGCTAATGTTTTCACCGCGAATATTAAACATTTTACCTTTCATAGGATAAACGCCAATAATATTGCGGTCTTCGCGAGATAGTCCAGAAATAATACCTGATTTTGCTGAATCTCCTTCGCATAAGATTAATATGCATTCATTAGATTTAGCTGTTCCTGCATAATTTGCATCTACAAGTTTAGGAATATTACGAATAGTTTTACACTTTGTTCCATCTGTTTTTTTGGCCGCTTTATTTTCTTTTACTTCCGTTAAACTACAAGCAACCGACATAACACCCATTTTTGCCAGTTTTTCAATAAACTTTGAGCTAACTTCGCAAGACGAACCAAAATTTGAAATGGCAGTGTTTAAATAGTCTTTTGTCTGGCTATCAAATGCAGGATTTTCAATGGTGCAATTTACAAATATCATAAGTTGTTCTTTAATCGATGCGGGTTTAACTTCAATGTGTTTTTTTTCTTTAATATAAAGTGTTAGTTTTTTTACTAATTGTCCAACAATATATTCCACGTGCTTTCCACCCTTAGAGGTATGAATACCATTTACAAAACTGACTTGTGTAAATTCTTCATTTGGGGCTAGGCAAACAGTATATTCCCATCGTTCATTTGCTTTCTCGTACAAACGTATATGTTCGCTTTTGCAACCAATATAAAGATTGGCATAACTTTCAAAATCTTTGACATCTGGATCTAGTTTAAGCGTGTTATACTTGACTTTAACAGATTTATCCGTAACAGCAGCAATATCAAAAATTCGCCGAATTAATAATGCTTTAAAATCACTGTCAAAATTGCCTTCTGTTAAACCAAGTCGTTTAAAATCTGGCTTAAAACTAACAGTTGTATAAGGTTTGCCTTTACATTTAGTGATTGTTGGTTTTTCAATAATATCTAAATTATTTTTGAATTCTTGAACATATTTTTGACCAGTTTTAGCATCTAGTGTTTCAATTTTGCCCCACGTCGACCATATTAAAACTAATTTGAATCCAAATCCGTTTTTTCCTCCAACTACTTTTTTCTCGGTTTTATCATAATTAGTAGAAGTCCTCATATGTGCAAAAATTAGTTCTGGAATCCATACACCATATTCAGAATGAATGGAAACATCAATACCATTACCGTCATTTGTTAATGTAATAATTCCGTCATCGCCAATAGTGATTGCTATGTTTGTTACCGGATAATTTACTTCATTAGGCTGACTAGTAGCAATTAATTGTTCCATTCTTAGCACATGATCACGACAATTAACAATAGCTTCGTCAAATAGTTTATATAGTCCCGGAATGAAACTAATATTTTTTTCTACAATTTTCTTATTTACTTCATCGTAAATATACATATTTGACATTATTTGTTCAATAGAACCAATATAAGTATCTGGATTGTCTAATACATGCTCTTTGTCTGTTTTTTTTTGATATTTTTTATCTATATTTGCGTTAGATGTCATAATGCAGTAATAATAATATTATTAGTAATAAATACTATTTATATGCTTTATCAATTTTATTTATTAAAATTGTAGCATTTATAGCATTTATAGCATTTATAGCATTTATAGCATTTATAGCATTTATAGCATTTATAGCATTTATAGCATTTATAGCATTTATAGCATTTATAGCATTTATAGAATTATTTACGATATATTAGATTAATTTTTTTTAATACTATATACAAATACTAATAATGTCTACTTGCTTTCCATTAAATAGTAGTTATAGTGAAATTAGTAATAATAAATATATTTTCAATAATAATTATACTACTAATATTTCATATGGATTATATGATACTTCAAATAATCTAAACTATATTATTAGAAATGTTAGTAAAAAGTATCCACTAACATTTTATGATAGTTCTGTTAATAGTCTTAATAGTAGTGTATCAAATATAGTAACGTTTGAGCCTTTAAATAAAAATGTACCCATAATAATTTATGTATCAAAAGGACAAGATTATAGTTTTAATAATAATGACTTTTTTAGATTTTATGACAGCTCATTTCAGCTTTTAAATATTAACCATTCAAGAAAAATAACATATGACAGTTCGCTAACTGATGTGCATAGTAATTTTTATTTTATGAATAAACAGCGCTACAAATTTATTGCAACAACTGATTTTTGCTCTAATCAACCTTTTAGAATTTATGGAAATTCACCATTAGCTATTGATAATAGTCTAAATCAGGTTGGTACTAGTTTTGAAATTACTATACCATACAATGCTGATAATAGCATTAATAAACTGTTTTATACTGATATTGACACAAACAACACAAATGATGTTTGTGGTAATTTATTCATTTTGAGAGATGCTAGCTATAGTTATTATTATGGTGATATAAGTTTTTCAATTACTAATTATAGAGATGTAAGTAGAACTTACATATCACTAAAATCTTATAATTTTGGCTATTCAACAATTTCCGGTTATGGAAATATTTCTATTAGTAATAATAATCTATTTAATTATTCAGATTCTTGTCGCTATATTACTCTAGGATATACAATAGCTTCTTATGAGTTGTTAAATAAAATTAGTGCAATTGATTTATCTATTGTTAATACTAGTTTAAAGATTGGTTTTAATAAAAATAGACATTTAAGCAATTCAACTTTTAATTATGATTTAAGCTATGGACTAACAATTAAAGATTATATTATTATTGATATATCTAAAAATTATCCATTAAGATTACTCAACAGAGAGAGCAGCAATAACATTTACATAGATGAGACATATCAAGTTAATAGATTGGGAATTGACAATTATAGTATTAATGGTATTAATACAAAATTTTATTATGGCTCTCTAAAAATAAAAGTTGTTAGTGCTTTTACATTACCAGTAAACGTGCAATTTCTGTCAATTTCAAATAATAATATAGATTCTTCGTATATAGCAACATTTATATATGATATTTCTAGTGCGCCATCAGTACAAAACCATATTGTGTATGATTTTTCAAACAATTCAAGGTCTTATTATGATTTTTCTAATACTAATTTACAACTAAGAAATCAATATGGTATTTTATACAATGAAAATAGTTATAGTGATGCAAGTAATATATTCAAATTAAATTTGAATACTGACTACACAGAGCTGTCTTATTATTCTAGAGACAAATTGTCTCATGTGTTAACACAATTTGTTTCAATAACACCATCAATAGATTTAATTAATAATGAATTAAGTAACAATTTTATAAACAAACCTTTTTATATTTACTATAATGTTATAGATTATGAAAATAATTCTATTCAAAACATTAGAATAATAAATCTTAATGCGGGTCCTATTATTGAAATAAGTAATAATTATAATAATAATAGCTTTAATAATAGTATTTTTAATTTTAATATTAACACCAATTCTAATGCTTCTAGTTATAATTTTTATGATGACATTAAAGTTTATATTTATGATAAAAGTAAAAATAAAATTTTTATTCCTTTTGAAATAACACTTAGTGGGAGTTATATTAGCAATACAAATACAAGAAGTCGTAGTATAATTAGTAAAGTTTATAATTATGATACAACATTAAATAATAGACAAAATAATATACAAAATAACTATTATTCAACATTTAACACTAATATTAACTTTGTGACCGACTTAAATATGATCGAGCTTACAAATATAGATTTTTCATCTATTACTACTAATAATATTAATACTAGTTTACTTAATACAATTGATACAATTAATACAATTACTTCTGTTAAACTTATTTCATATTACAATAATAGTGTGCCAATAAATATAACTGATTCTAGTAAAAATTTTATTAATAAAATCATATTTAAAAAGTCCGGTATTATAACCGGATTTGTAATAAATAATAGTTTTGATGCTTCTTTTATAATCTATAATTTTAATTTATACACATCTGGAACTTATAAAATAGATGTTTCACTGGGTCTAAATCCTACTAAGTTTTTTTTTTACGCATATGACACTTCGTTGAATACAATTAGTATAAGTGGCAATTTTGTTAAACCTAAATTTTTCATAGAACCACTAAGCGGAAGCACCGCCTCTACACAATATATTGATTTATCATATATTGGCAATTATGATTTGGCTATTACTACAAAAAGTTTAAACACTAATGATTATTATTGGAAGACATATGGTTCTAAATTTTTTGATGTGTCTATACAAAATATTACAAAAACATATACTATAAGAGTAGGAGATACATCATCACCTAGTTTAACTTTTTACGATATTAGTGGTAGAATATTAACAAATCTTAACTATTTTAAATTATTGTTTCCTATAACAAGAACATTTAATTTATTGGAAGATATATGTTTTGCTAGATTGTCTAATTTCATTACTAGAAGCAATGAATACGTAGAAAACAAACCTGTATTATTATATGATGATAATTCTATATATGATTTATGTAAAAATGATTTAAGTTATAGTTATACTACATCCCCCAATATAACTTTTCGTTCTATTCCAAATGACCTTAGTATAAATAATTCTAGTATTAGTGATGCCAGTTGTATTATAAATTATAGGCTACGAGATTTGTGCTACAATTATTCGACAGGTATTTCATTAGAATTAAACTTTATAAATATACCAGATATTAGATTGACTGGACAATCTATAGTAACACTTAATTATGTTAATAATCTAAGTTATAGTGACACGGGATTAACATTTATTACTCCTCCTTCAATTTACACTCCTACTTATATTTATAGTAAAACTACTTTAGTTACTTATTTAACTGAAGTCAGTAATCTTATAATTAATACTTCAACATACAGTATAACTGGAACTAGCGATATATGTTTTTCTAGGCTTGGAAATTATTATTTTAAATATACTATTCTAAAAACTGGTTCTCCTAACATAGTAAGTCTGCTACGTTTGATTAAAATAGTAGATACTTCAAGTCCGACTATTAATTTTCCAACTATAGATTTTACTATTGATGGTTCATTTGGTAAAGGTCGTCTACCAACCAATTATACTAGTATAAAAAATATTCGGAATAATAACTATTCAATTGATAATAGTGCTACTAAATATATTGATTTAAGTTTTACTGTAAATACATATTTTGATGATTTAAGCAGTGTATTATACAATTTTGATTTATGTGATAATTATTTTAATACTAGTGATTTGTCATTTACATTAAGTGTATTTAATAATAGCACTAGTTTTGTTTTTTCAGATATTAGTAATTATTGTGACACTAGTGGACGGTTAAATAAAGTAACCTATCCATTTCGCAATGATATTAGCAATATCAATTATTTAATTCCAATAACGTTTAAATATACTTTAATAGATGGGTGCAACAATAGTTTTGTATTTAATAGAATAGTAAACATAAGAGATGACACTGACCCTTCTATTAATTTTAATTTTACTAATTGTTATAATAACATAAACTATAATTATAGAGATTATAGCTATGTTCAATTTACTAATTCTAATATAGATTTTTCATATGTAGCGTTTAATTATACAAAACCACAAACTGACTATTATAAATTCGATTTTAATGCAGAAATTAATTCAATAATACGCGATTATACTATTAGTGATAATTTTGGAACTATTGAAAAAACTCCTAAAAATGTAACTATAACAGTACGTGATTCTAGTTTGCTTCCAAATGATAATAAAATAATAAACATAGATAGTCCAACAAATGATAATTCTATTAATGCACTTTTTTCAAAAATAAATACTAGTTTTAAGCTGTACTATGACATAAGTGATAACCAAAATAACCATACACAAGTTATAAGAAACGTTAATATTGTGGATGCTATTGGCGATCCAAGTAATAATTTTGATTTTAGTTATAAAGGTGCTATTAATCCATTAAATATTAGTTTTGGCGTTACAAGCTTAACTATGAAAGAAGGTATAGATATTTCTGTAAATCATTTTCGTCTTACTAATAGTGATATAAGCTATGATATAAGTTATAGATTTGTTAATATTAATAATACTCCAAGTCTTTATATTAATTCAATAAGCGGAAACGGTATGTATGATCCATCTGCGCTAATATATAATTTGGGTCCATTTAATTCATTAGGACTACAAGCCCGTGAGTTTAGTCATAATATTCTATATTATCCGATTAGATCAAATAGGTCAACCACAAATATTACTAATTATAAAATTTTAACTGTAATACTAAAAAATGTTGGTCCTATTATATCTTTCGGTGCAAGCAACGAAATAATTCAACAAAGTTACACTCAAATAAGTGATTCTGCTTTTATTTTTGGTGTTACAAGTTTTAGCAAATATGATGAGTTTTATTACTATCGTTACAAACAAACTATAAGCTATAGTGGAACAAATTTCAAAGTTATTTTAGACAGCTCATTGAATGTAAACGACCCATCTAGTGGAACTTATAAAATAATTTATTACTCAAAGGATAGCAATAATGTAGATATTAGTAGCATTCGCACATTAATAGTTAGGGATAGTCAAGCACCAATTATTAGAACTATTTGCGGAGATAATATATATGAAACATCAAACAATGTTTGGACGTTAGACATGGACTCTGTATATATTGAATATGGTGCTTTAGTTTATGATAGTGCTACAAAAAAGTCCAGCTATTTTAATAATCAAACTTCTTCAAGTACAACACTAGAGATTAGTGGTAGTTTATATAATCCATACAAACTAATTGATGGAATCAAGTATTCTATTAGTTATAGAAAAATAACACCAACTACAATTGAGACAATAAGTTATAATTTAATTAGTACCGCAAATCCAGATATTTGTTATCAAGTAATATACAGTATTTATGATTTATGTGACAATGAAATAAGCACTAATAGAATACTAAGTATACTTAGAAATTATCGTCCTTTACTTTATCCATATATTGAAATAGATATAACCACACTACAATCTAGTTCAAAATATTATTATTATTTATTAAAAGACTTGAGTAATATTGACATCTCTTTAACAAGAGTAAATAAATTTATTCCAAGTAATGGCATTCTAGATATTAGTTATGACTTAAGTTTGTCATTTGTTAATAACAACACTAAAATTATTACTTGCGAAGCTATAAAGCCGATTGTTTTTAATAAAATAATGAACTCAAATTATATACGATTTAGGTTACATGCAAAATCATATGATCGTTCTAGAAATTCATATGATACTAGTATTAATCCAACTATTAGTACTTATGTTGATTATTCTATAAATAGTCTAAAAGTTTTCAATTCTACAATAGATTATCAAGTAATAACTTTCTATGCTATTGATAATTGTCAAAATATATTAACTCAACAACAAAATAGTGTTACTTTTTATTTAAAAATTATTCATACAAAGCCTTATAAAGTAAAAAAATTAATTAATATAAATTTTACTGATCCAAACAGGCTTGAATATCCTCTATTGTCTAGCTTAGCAATTAGTAGATTAATTTCTGATATTAATTATTTTGATAGTTATGAAAACAGTTATTTAAATTATATAAATTATTATAAAAAAGTACGCGCACTTAATTCTGATACTTCAAACATAGTTTTGATAGACCCCGGAATAAATATTGATGATATTGTAGATGGAAGTGTAAATTATATTAATGGACTATTTGAACCTAGTAATAATACTTATGTTGTTAGTGATATTAGCCTTACATATTTTAAAGCGCCTTCATATATTGATGTATCCAATGTTTTAACACTTTCTGGAGAATACATTCAAAACTATAATATAAAAGATAAAATAGGCAATATTCTTGATGTTTCAAGAATAATTATTGTTAAATCATTTAAACCTGTTATAAGATTAAATTACCAAAAAGACTACAATGGTAATGACTATGTAAGCTATTTGTCTCAAAAATATGAAAAATATATAGAAAAAAATGGGTATGTGAGAGATTTTAGTGACATTGATATTTGTTTTACTAAAGTTAATATTGATTATACTAATTTAAATGAAAACAATGATGGTTCATATATAGTGGTCTATAGCGTAACAAATAGTTCTAATATTCAAGGTACAGCAAAAAGAAATGTTGAAGTATATAGTCCTATTGTATTAGAAAAAAACGTTGAAATTAACTTTGTAAATTTGCTAACAAATACGTCAAATTTTAATAGCAATTCAAAATTTAGTTTAGGCAATGGTATATACAAGTTTGACGTTTCCACAAATTATGCTTTTAAATTAGTAACGCGTGATTTTGATAGTAGCATGACAATATATGATGTAAGTAATTTAATAAATCTAACAAGCGATACTTCGCATATTGTAAACGGTGAAACATACTATTATGGAAGCAATGTTATTTTAACAATAAGTGGCAATTTTGAGAGATGTTCGCTCAAATTTTATCCTAATACTAGTAGTGCAATTGCAAATCCATTTAAAAGTTATTTAAAAAACAATGAGTTTCGCTATTTTTTTATATATGATAATGCAAATTATTTCATAAATTTACAAAGCTATTATAATAATTTGAGAGATGTTACCAATGTTATTGATAGTTCTAATTCATTTATAGTGGATGTGAGTAATTTGAATAAAACTGTTTCAAGTTTGCCCCCCTTTTTTACTATAAATGGTTTAAAACAAGATTTACACTTAACATATGGTGTTTATAGATTTCAACAAACCACATTTAAAAATTTTTATAATGCAATCAAATTTTCTATTACACCCGACGGAACACATAATGGTGGAATAGAATATACTAAAACAGTTTTTACACAAAATTTGCCAGGTGTATCAAGACCGTTGTTATCAAGCTATAATACTTCTAGTATATATACTCAAATTAGCATTAACGCAACTACACCTACAATATTATATTATTATTCTGAAAAGTTTAAAAACATGGGAGGCAAAATTGTTGTTAAAAACAATATTGTATTTTTAAAAAATGTGACCATTTTAAATAGTTTTATTCTTACCAATCAGACTAGAATATTATTTAATGATTCTGGTAATTTTTTAAATATAAGTAATGAAATAATGAAAAACAGAGTCGTCTTAAATCAACGTTTTGATGCTTCTGCAAATAGTGTAACTGTAAACACCATTAGCAATATAAATATATGTTGTGTCACACAACAAAATCTACGATATAATATATTGTATGACTTAAATCAACATCCAAATAGATTGGTTTTTCAAAAATATAATGAAATGTCTAATAATAATATTAAAATTGGCGCCAGCCCCTATTATTTATTGGATGTATCAAATAATAATTCAAGTTTTAATGCTAACTATAATAGTTATATTACATATTTTAATAGCATTTATGAATCATCTTTTGCTCTTATAAAAAACCCAAGTTTAAGTGATTATGATAGAAGTTTGAAAAATGTATTTTACAACAGTGCTATTTATAATAGCACTTACACTATTAATACAAATAGTAATACAAGCATTACTAGTGCTAACGGTGAAACCAGTGTTAATCTACTAAATAATGAAATATTTAATTATATTAATTTTTTTAAAAGAAACAATGTTATACCATCAAAAGTGTTGGTAAAAGATTTTAGTTATAGTATTAGTGAATTTTTATTTGCTAGACCAAGTGCATTACTAAATTTGGGCTCTTCAAATATTTATAATTATAGTTCTACAAACACTTCTTATTTATTAGCACCACGAATAAAAGCAACAAACATTATTGATAATTATGTTATGTTTGCGTTAGATGTAGACTATGCTAATTTACACTTTCAAAATTTTGAAGTTCTATTATATAGTTCACGCTTTACATCTTTTCCAAATCCATTAACTTCTATTAGCATGGACAGGTTATTTTTTTATAATGGCTCGCTTGTTATTGCAAATAATATGTTATATTCTAATGATGTAAGTGGATTTTATGATGGTTCAAGCATTTTTAATAAAATTTATCCAAATGTGAATGAAACTGAAAATGAAACTGAAAATGAAACTTTGACCAATAGAGAGACTACTATTCAAAATATGATTTTCTTGAATATAATAGACGCCAGTTTAACTAGCTCTATTTGTGGTTTAACAAAGCAAAATATATATAATAATATGTATTTAGATGAAAGCAACAATTTTATTTTTCACAAATATAATGAGCATACTATTGTAAATTATCAAGTTAACGATTCCAATCTAACATTGGCAAAAACATTGAGAGAAAACTCTAATAATGACTACTATTTATTAGATGTATGTTCAAATAGTTTTTACAATAGTTTTAATAATGATGGATTAACAGTTGACGCATTAGAAAGTTTAGTATATAATACAAACTATAGTATAGCAATATCATATAAAATATATGATGAAGTGGATGTAAGCATCAATTTTAATATGTTGGCTTCACTCTACATCTTACCAATGTATCTTAATAATATTCCAATATATAGAAGAATAAATAATGTTTATAGCACAGAGTACAACTATAATACTGGCTCATATATTATAACTAATGATGGAATTATTAGTAATGTAAGTATTAATGCTATTAGTAGTTCTATATATGGAAACTATAACACTAGCTCCTCTAACTATAGCTCCTCTAATTCTAACTCAAAGACAATACTAAATGGTTTACACAGCAACAGTTACTTGATTGATTTAAATGACTATTTTGATGTTAATCTAGTTGCTAATCGTTTTCAATCAGCATCAACAGATTTTACCACAAACAATATTAATCCAAAAAATTTGATTTATACACTAGTTGATTTAAGTTATATTAACAAATTTTCTTTAATAAATAGCGAGACATCTTATAACATTGTTTATGATAAAGTGAACATAACAATATTAAATAACATGCAAATAAAAGTGTTTTGCTTACATTTTAAATTTGTCTACTTGTTTACTATTTTAAATAGAATATGGAATAAAAGATATGGTCCAGCAAGTATTCCTTATAATATGACTGATAATATACAAATATATTCAGATTTTTATAAAGATTATAATTTTACAAATACTTCGTTTAATAGTACTTTAAACACTTCAGGTATAACTCTTTTATATAGAGAGCTAATAGATAGCACAATAGGCTATCTAACTATTTACAATGATTTAATTGCAAATTTTGATTTATATATAAAAATTGTAATTGTCATAAATCCAATTTACAGTACTTATAAATTTAACACAACTATATTAGATCAATTAGTGGAAGACATTAATAAACTTGTAGAAAATGTTGATACTATTATTTTAAGTGAAGTAAGCAAGTTGCAAGCTAGTTTGTTATTGTCGGATACAACTATTTTTAGTGAGTATAATGATATAAATAATATAGAATATACTTTGTCCAGTTTTTTTATGTTATATAATATAAGTCAAATAAGTATTTCTAGGTGGAATCCAACTTTTAATGCTGATTTTAATATTAAGGTAGTTAATTATCCTATTTTTACCAACATGTTTGATATAACTAATTTAAATCCAACCATCTTTTTGACTAATTTTAAATATAACTTGAATTCTCTAATTGAATATTTTAATGAAGTAATTACTGAAAACAGCAACGGAGGATTACAAGTATCAATTAATAATAATAGTAATATAGATTTGCAATTAGCTAGTGTGACCAATTTTACCCAATTTATTGAAAAAATTAACTCACTTTTAAATCACTTAGCTCCGTTAATATATAACTATAATGCATTTGAAGTAGATTCAAACAATATTAGGTATATTAATAATAATTTTGAACTCACAGGTTCGAAAATATTAATAAATAGTAATTTATCGAATAACATTAATATTAAGTTTAATATACAATATAAGTCTTACTTTTTTAGCTATATTGACATTTCAACTATTGATTTAGATATTATTATACCAGATTTAACTCCTCCAACATTAACATTTAAAAATAATGATTTTAGTTTTAATCAAAATGACATGATTGATAGCTCTATTAATAGTGTAATCACAAACTTAATACGTGATGTAAGTTATATTGATATAAATCAAAGTTACGATTTAAGTATTAATAATACTTATTATAGTTATTATACAGACGTAACAAACGTCATTTCCTCTAATAATATACAAAATGCTTTAGTTTCTGTTGACCTGCCGTCAACGAATTTGGACTTTGGAACAAATATATCACTGTTTATTGATATTTTGTACACTGTAAAAGATAATGCAAATAATATTAATACTATTATTCGTAAATTAATTATTAATAAGTCTGACGATGGTCCGAAATTTTATTATTTTAATAATAGAAGTGTTTATGAAAAATTAAGCAGACTAAATCCTGCACATAAACTTACAATAGATGAAAATATAAATATTGAGAAATTTAAAGCTGAACTTACAAATTTTATAGTAATAATTGACCCACGATTGGCATTATCCGCTAGTTATTTGACTAGTACATCTATTGATGTCGGTGAATTTAATTCTTTTTATAGTAGGTCAGTAGTAGATATTAGTGCTATTAACATTTTTGATTTGTCAAATAGCACTATTAAATATGCTAGTTATGATGTAACTAATAACAAATTTATAAATTCTAGTGGACAAGAATTGGCTAATAGCAGCAATATTATTTTAAAGGCTGGAAGTTATAATTTGATTTATATAAGCAAAAAGAGTTCAATAACAAATCGTAGTAATAGTGAAAGCAGAATATTAACAATAAAAGAAATTATAGAAAAAAAACAAACACCAATACATTGCTGTTATCCTTTTGTTGAATATAAACCAATACAAGATAATTATAAATTGGGTTCTCAAAACTCAACTGTTATGAAACGTGCGAAATTTATTATTAATAAAAATAGGTAAAATATAATATTTAAAAAAGGATTTAAAGCGTTGAAAATAATATTTAAAATTGATAATTTTAATTCTTATTATTAATACTATTAATAATAAGAATATTAATAAAACTATTATGAATTTTTCTAAGAATGAAATTAAAGTATATAATAATAGCGAACTAATATTATATCAACAAGTTAATTTAGAATTATTGCTTTCTGAGTTAGCAGAAATTAAAAGTTTATTAACTTTATTTTATAAACATGAAACGCAATCCAAATTGCATAGCAAACAAAAATTATATGAAAAATACGAGACAAAATTAACAGAAAAAATTAATAATATTAAACGATTAGTGAAAAACACCAAAATTAGGTTAAATAATAATATTAATAAATGTATGGATAAGGCTAAATAAGGCTAAATAAGGCTAAATAAGGCTAAATAAGGCTAAATAAGGCTAAATAAGGCTAAATAAGGCTAAATAAGGCTAAATAAGACCAAAATTTATATATAATACTCTATATCATTGGTTCAAGACTATCTATATTAAAAAGTGCGCTAGTATTATTTATATTTTTTTTGGCAATTTGATATTTTTCAAATAATTGATTTTTCAATACATTTTGAGGAGTGTGTTTATGTACTATGCGAGCTATCATTTTATATAACTTGAAGTCTGGATATCTCTCTGTACCGTCGTTTTTATACAATATATTTTTGTTTTTATCATCATAAACCCATTCAATTATTATTTTTTTAATAGAAGATTTTAACTTCTTTACATTTTCTAAATCTTCAATAAAATAATCAAACAAACTACAACCCAATCTACATAAGTCAAAGCTATAATTGGGGTCAATGCGAGCCTTGTTTTCATTAAAATAGGGTTCACAATTATATTGTGTACTTGCATCACCGTCTTCAGAATAACTATCACTACATATAAATTTATTTTTGAATTTATAAATTGCTCTACCAAAGTCGATTATTTTGTATATTTTACCAAATGTTGGTACTTTATAATGAATGTTATTGTATTTATAATATAAATATTTTTTTTCTGTAAATATATAGACTATGTTATTAGTATGTAAATCATTATGAGTAAAATGAAATACTTTTTGATATGTTATTAGTGTAAATAATATTTGTAAAACTATAGATTCCCATTCTGCATCGTTTATTTTTTTACTTAAAATATATGAATCCAGCGTATCTTGGCAACATTCTAATACAATCATTTTAACTGGAAATTGTTTAATGATGCAATTAACTTCGTCACACTCAGAACTATTTGTAGTGTTTGTATCGCTATTAGTGCTATTACTATTTGAAGATAATGTTTCATTACTATTACTATTAGTTTTACTGCTTGAACGTGTATTAGATGATCTTGATGAGCAAGTTAAACCAGAATTATTTGTTTCATTTACACTTGTATTAATATTACTTGATTTATGTGAATGTTTTTCTATAATATTGAGATTTTCATATGTTAAATTGCAATCATTTAATAGTTTGTCTTCTTTATCTTCTACATCTTCTACATCTTCTACATCTTCTACATGTTCAACGCTTTCATCAATATTAATACTTTCGTCGATGTTAATACTTTCGTCAATGTTAATACTTTCATCAATGTTAATGCTTTCGTTTGTCTTCTTTAAATCTAAAGATTTAACATTTTGTTCTAATATTTCATCTTTGTCAATAATACATATGTCTAACGCTTCTTCAGTTATAGGATTAGATATGTTTAATAATAATGTTTTCTTATTTTTTTTTGTATTATTAAAAAAAAATCTAACTTTTTCATTTTCTTCTAAAAAGAAGAGAGAATTTCTATGGTTATGAAAATGATCAGATTCAGCTAAATATTCAATATCTTCTGACACATCTAATTTATATTTGTTTTTTACTCCTAAAAATCCACCATAATAATCTAGTCCGTTATAAAAATTGTGATAATTTAGTAAACAACTAGATAAAAATGAAAAAAATCCATCGATGTATGCAGAATTATTTGGATCAAAAATCTTTTTATATTTTATGCTATAGTCTTCGCCATTATTCTCTATTGTCTTAGATTTGGTTTCATTATATTGGGGTAATTTTAATATATTATAACTATCATCATATTTTCCAAGCATGTATTTAATTGGATCAATTAGAGGACTAAATTTAACATAAATTCTTTTATAAAATTTATTATTACAACTATCTAACACTGTTCCTAAAAATTTATTATAACTTTCTTTTTCCAAAATATTTTCGAGTTTATATTTGTTATTTAAATTTATTGAATTGTAATTAGTGTTATTTAAATCAAAATAATGATCATATAATGGTATATAATTTTGAATACTCTCTAAATCTAAATATTCTTCTTTATTAATTGTTTCAAAGAGTTGTTTGTTATTATTTTTTCTGTAATTAATTTCCATATAATTAATTAATTATAATAATTTTTTTAATATATAACACAATAAGTATATTTATTGGAATTAATATACTTATTATAATTAATTAGAATTAATATACTTATTAGTTTAAATATAAGTATATTAAATATACTTATAAAATAAGTATTTAGTAATGACATTAGAATTAAAAAAATTTGAAATAAAGTCTATTAGTTTTAGGCCAGATGAAAATAAAGGTCCTGTAATAGTATTAATTGGGCGACGTGATACTGGAAAATCTTATTTAGTGCGCGATTTACTTTATTATCACCAAGATATACCAATAGGAACAGTTATTAGTGGTACTGAGGCGGGTAATGGTTTTTATGCAGAACATGTTCCTAAACTATTTATTCATGATGAATATAATACAGCAATTATAGAAAATATTTTAAAGCGGCAAAAAACAGTATTAAAACAAATAAAAAAAGAAGTAGAGGTGTATAAAAAATCTAATATTGACCCTCGTGCATTTGTCATTTTGGATGATTGTTTGTATGATGGTAGTTGGACTAAAGATAAAATGATGAGATTATTGTTTATGAATGGGCGTCACTGGAAGATCATGTTGGTCATCACAATGCAATATCCTTTGGGTATTCCCCCCAATTTGCGCACGAATATTGATTATGTTTTTATATTGCGCGAGCCATACATAGCAAACCGACGGCGTATTTATGAGAATTATGCTGGTATGTTTCCTACATTTGAGAGTTTTTGCCAAGTAATGGATCAATGTACTGAAAATTATGAATGTTTAGTAATTAACAATAATGCTAAATCAAATAAGTTGCATGACCAAATTTTTTGGTATAAAGCTGATCACCATAAAACATTCAAATTGGGGTCAAAAGAGTTTTGGGAAATTAGTAAAAATTTAGACTCAGATAATGAAGAAGAAATGTATGATCCAAACATAAGAGATAAGAAAAAAGGTCCCAAAATTAATGTGCGGAAAACTAAATGGTAATGTTTTTTAGTTTTTTAGTTTTTTAGTTTTTTAGTTTAATTAATTTATTATTATATATAAATGTATAATAGTGGTTGGAGAGTTGGGCTCCCTGGTTACCGACAAACTCAGGTTACCATAGATCGAAAATATGATAGAATTACAGGAAGGGAGCTTACACAATATGAAGCTGAATGTGCCGAACGTATCAGAAGTTTGGAAGAAAATATCACGCAATTAAGGCAAGAGCTTACTATTTTAAATGAGCGAGTTGTGGAAGCCGAGAGCATTGTCAGCGAAATAAGGCGGGCTTCGTCTTCATCTCATACTAACAATCCATATCCAAAAACAAAAACTACTTTAAAATCTCTTAATACAGAGCTTGCTAATTTTTGTGCTTTCTATAAATTAAAAATTGACTTTCCAAATGAATTTTTATGTCCTATTACGCGAGAAATTATGATTGATCCAGTTACAACCTCATGAGGACATACATATGAATGGAGTGCTATTGCAGAATGGTTTAAAAAAGGAAATAATAAAGACCCAGCAACAAATAAGGTATTAAATAATAACATATTGTATCCAAACCACGCACTTCGCTCATTAATCGGCAATTTTATTCCTACTTGTAAGCTTATTATAACAGAGCTTCGTAAAAAAGAAGGTCTTAAAAAAACACAAGGGTCTATAAGAATGCGTTCCGCACCGGCAGAATACGGCACACGTTCAAGGTTATCTACTAAAACCAGAACAAAATCCAAATCTAAAGCCAAATCTAAAGCCAAGTCCAAAGCTAAAGCCCGTTCCAAATCTATAACATCATCTAGAGCTGATATGCCATCTTCATCAAGCTTCATTCAAGAACTTGACGCGCGATGAAAAAAAATCTAAAAAATAGATTCAAGTAAACTACTTTAATAAATAATGCCTTCTATTACGTTACAGCACATTAAATATAAAAAAACCACATATTATTATATGTGGGCAACTTATAATTATGCTAATTTTCCAACTGTTTATGTAACTATTAGTGGGTCAATTGAGAGTCCAAACGATTTTACACACTTTATAGAACAATGGCTACAATTATTTAAGAATGGTACAGACTATAATTTATATTTCAATACTGTTAATTGCGGTTACATAAATATAAAATATGCTATTTTAATGGCATATAAGATTAGACAATTTAAAAAAAACAAATATAGCAATTTACAATTTAGCAAAATTTTAGTTGCAAACAAATCAATATTAATTTTATTGCGTCTAATTTTTTATATTGAGACACCATTGGCTCCTGTTGAAGTATATTACGAGAAAAATAATACTATAGTTTGTGAATATTTTCAGTAATGTTAAAATTGTATTATATTTTATTATATATATATAATAAAATATGTCTAGAGTTGGTTCTAGACTTGGTTCTAGGCTTGGTTCTATATTTAGACTTGGTTCTAGAGTTGGTTCTGATCCCATTACTATTGATTTTTTCACTTCAGACTCTTCTTATAAAGATTTTGTAGAAGGTGTAATACCACAAATTCATTTAATTAGAAATTCAGTAATAAAAAACCCCGAGTTTATTAAGTTAATTAGAGAACTAACAATGCAAGAAATGTATAAAGAAATAGACAAAATATTAAAGTTCATAGATAAGACATATGATTTTGGAATAGCAGACGAAAATAAGATTAATCGTGAAAAAATAGCCAAAAATTATTTTACTGTAACAAAATTTAAAATGTTTCTTAACAGAATTGAAGATGCTTGTAGTAAGATTATAGAAGTAATACAGTTTTTATATAGAGTATTAACAAACATACTAGTTGATGTTAGTAAAATTACAGATACCACTATTGCAGAATTATTACAACAAAAAGATACATTATTAATAAACTTATACTATAGGCTTAAAATAACTTTGAAAGGCAGTAATCCGGACAAATTTTTTAATATTATCAAAATTGGAAATTTAATAGATCCAAGTGTTAAATTGTCTATAGATGATTTGTCTAGTAAAAGCACACCTAAGTTACAAACTGTGGGTGGTAAATATAAATTATTTACAAAACATAGAAGACCAAAAAACTCATTATATTATAACAAAAAACATTCTTTTACTTATAATAAAAAGAATAGAAGAAATTAACATACTATTATTTAACAATTACTCAACAATTACTCAACAATTAATAGCTCGTCTTCATTAATAGTCTCTTCTTCAAGACTAGTCAGTTTTTCCTCGCGTTCTTTCTTTCGTCTTAAAATCTCTCCAATACCATGGTCATTATTATCTTGTTTACCCACAAGTACATCTTCCGCCTCAAATAGCTCTTTACGTAATTCAGCTGTAGTTGTATCGTCATTAGAACTATCTCCAAATAATAAATTCTTACCAGGAACATCCATTCTATCCGCATTAATCAAATTTCCGTCTTCGTCAATTGTTTGCATCAACTTGTTTCCCTCTTTTTCAGCTTTAGCAATATTTTCTCTAATTGCTTTTTGTTTGCTTTCTTTTACACGTTGTTTAAATTGTTCCTTTGAAATTTCATCATTTTTCTTTTTTTGTGCCATTAGCTCATTCAATTCTTTTTCTAAATATTCTACTTTGCCTGTTTTATATGCTTCTGGATGAAAAGGCATCCACATTCCAACTTGACCAACATAGACGTCATGGTTAGGATCCGACTCTCTTAGTGATTTACATTTAAATTCCGCCTCTTCTTGAGAACCAAATACTCCGCGAACTTTAATACCGCGGGTATTAGTTTGAAAATTATGTTCTACACTGTATTCTTTTTGTAATTCTTCTTCTTTAGTATCTATAAACGATTTATATTCATCTTCTAATGATGTTATAAACAAATTGTCTTTTTCTTCTTCAACGAACTCCTCCATGTCTTTTGTTAAAGCATTAAAATCCAAGCTGTATTTATATGCTAAAAAATTTAAGAATTGTGTATATTTATCAAAAGTTTTTCTAAACTCAAAAGTCTTTAAATACTTTTCAAAATAAAACAATTCTTTTTTCTTAATATGGTTTTCAGGTGAAATAAAGCTTAAACAAACATATTTTTGACCACTTATTGGTCGGTCTTCATCAAGTAAATCAACCATTTTTTCTCTTGATATATTTGAAGTTGTAGTTTCTTTAAGTTTAGAAGTTTTTCTAGTTGCCATTTATAAACTATACTATTTAATAATTTTTAAGTATTTATTTTATATAAATTAACACTAATACTTTTACTAGTTTTATTATATTAATTAAACTTTAATTAATATACTAATAATTTTTAATTATTATATTTTTTTCTTCTTTATTATTATAAACATAATGAATTTTACAATGAGTGAATTGGTAAAAAGAGCTGTAAAATATTTGGTTGAAGGTTTAATGGTTGCTATTGTGGCATTTGTTATTCCTCAAAAGCAATTGAAATTTGACGAAATTGCAATTATTGGTTTGATGGCGGCTGCAACATTTTCTATATTAGATACATTTATTCCATCTATGGGTGTTTCCGCACGTTCCGGTGCTGGTTTTGGTATTGGTGCTAATTTGGTAGGCTTTCCACGTATGGCTTAAATATAAATAATATTATAATATAATAATATAATATAATAATAATTAAAAATGGCATTTACAAGATTTTATGATGACCCTTGTAGAATTCAAAAATATTTAGAAGAAACTACAAATATAGGAAATTATAACATAAATGTTCCAGGCAACGGTTCCAAACCAGTATTGTTAAATGACCCACATATTAATATGCAAAAATGGGGCGCTAATTTATCACAAAACAAAACTGATTTAGAAAGTGAATTACATTGTTTGCATCGGAAATTAAATAGAGACACCATTAGAGAAAATAACTATGTAAATTATTTAAACACCAATTCATTATATAATCAAAATACTTACAGCACAAATAAAGAGGAAATAACAGCTCAATCGCGAGCAACTCATCCTTCGTGGATATATAGAGAAATAAATAATTTTAATAGTGAATATGCTATTCCAAATAATTTTAATTATTTGCACTTAAATCCACAAGAAAATATATGTATTCCTTTTCATAATAATATTAGTTCTCGAATTATTCAAAAAGACTATTATCAATTAAGTAATAATTTTGATATACAACGAAGAATAACAAACTAAAACTAACAAACTAAAACTAACAAACTAAAACTAACAAACTAAAACTAATTAGAGAATTTATATTAGAGAATTTATATTAAATATATTAAATATATAATAATATTTTTAATATATTATATTAAATACTATGGCAGCTTTAGCAATACCAATAGTATTATTAGGAAGTATATATATTTTATCAGAACAAGAAAAAAAAGACACATATAAACAAAAAAATGCTATTTCTAATGTTTTAGCAAAAGAATTTTTTACAGAAAATCCTTTAGGTGAACCATTTACTAATTATAATGATCAAAATAGTACAGCCTTATTAACTAGAAATAATGAATCCATAAATAGTTATGCTAATCCAAATCAACAAACTGATAATTTTTTTATTGCAAACTCAACAAATATTTTAAGACAACCACCAACAAACATTAATTTAATGTCTGGTCAGCAAAGTAATAGTAATGATTTTAAACATAATAACATGAAACCTTTTTATGGAGCAAAAATTCGTGGATCTATTGCTGATATTAATTTAACAGAGTCAATATTAGATTCAAAGCAAGGAAGTGGTAGTCAAAATTTTGCTAAAGCAGAAAGCGCACCTCTTTTTACTCCATCTGAAAATGTGAATCTTCCAAATGGAACACCAAATAATAGTGATTTCTTTCAGTCTCGCATGAACGAGTCTATGAAAATGTCAAATGTAACTTTATGGGAACCACAAAGAGTAGGACCCGGACTTAATTTAGGTTATGGTTCTCAAAATAGCAAAGGTGTTAATAGTGGCGGTGTTGAAGGAAGTAATGGCTTTAATTCGGGTATGATGGCACGAGAATCGTGGATGCCTAAGTCTGTTGATGATTTACGAGTAGACACTAATCCTAAAATGTCTTATAATTTAGATGGTCACCAAGGTCCCGCTCTTTATCCAGTTAAAATGCAAGGTCCCAATAGTAAAATTGGTGTTGTTGAAAAACATTTACCCGACAAATCGTACGAATCGGGACCAACTAGGTGGTTTACTACGACCGGCATCGAACAAGCACCACCTATTAGAAGCACACAAGTAATTCCAATGGAAAATAGAATTAGTACAACCCGCGAATATTATGGTGCCACTTCTAATAGCGAAGCGGGTCGTGCTTCATATATTAAGCAAGACGTTGAAGACCCAAAAAGGCAACATTTAAGTGAGTTGCCAATTATTAATGCAAGTGCAACCGGAACAAATCGCGCTAATCCAAATGATTATGGTATTAATAGTTATGTTAATTACAATAACAATAGAAGCACAGACAAAGAGACAACAGATTTTGGCGGAGTGTATGGTATGCTGAAAGCTTCTGTAGCACCCATATTAGATATTTTTAGAGAAACACGAAAAGAAAATTCTATTGGTAATTTACGACAAACAGGTAACGTTAATGGATTAACACCAACCGGTCATTTATTTAATATTAATGATAAAACAAAAGTAACAAATAGAGAGATGACAACAAATAAAATAGATTTGAATTATCTAAATGTTCAGGGACAAAATAATAATGGTAATGCATACAAAGTAACCCAACACCAAAATTATGATAATCAAAGAACAAGCACAAATATAGAATATATTGGTTCTGGCAATGCATGTGGAACGGGATTAAGACCATATAATAACGCATATGCTCAACAAAATAATGTAAATAAAAGTTATGAATCACGCACAAATCAAGGCAATATGAATTTGTTTAATAACTATAATAATTCTACTACAAATCGTAATGACTCTATACTTGAACAAAATAGAGGGCATATAAATAATGGTGGTCCAAGTGTTACTCCGTCAACAAATTTTATTGGAGAACTAAATGGCATGCAAAGCTATGATCAAAACTTTAATAAGTCACGAATGGATGAATCATTATTATCTGCTTTTAAAAGCAATCCATATACTAAATCTCTTACTAGTGTTGCATAGATTATTTGGATAGACTGGATAGAGTGGATAGTATGGATAGTATGGATAGTGCTTATATAAATTGTTTTTTTTATTTTGATATAAATTTTTAACTGGATATAAAAATTTATTTGTAGCACATAAATTTTTATAATAAGTAAGTGATTTTTTTAACACTATAAGCATGTTGAGTTTATAATTTAAGAATAGTCTAACTAGAGTAACTATCAATTTTATTAATTATTTTATTAATTAATATATAAATTTTGTATACTAATTAATCTTTCTTATAAGTTACAAGAAATTTATTATAAATAATGATAGTTATAACAAACTATAATATTATTAATGTTAACTTTTTAAGTAGTTTTTTATTAGTATTATTAGTCTTATTAGTCTTATTAGTCTTATTAGTCTTATTATATGAGTTATTTATTTATTTTCTGCTTCGTCGTTTTTTTGTCTTTGACTTGTCGTGTTTAACCCAACCAAATTTGCCTTTTTGGGTAAAATAACCCGCTTTTTCTAAACGTTTTTCACGTTTAGCGCGATTATATACTTTTCGCGATACTACGTGTCCGCGCTTATTCATTAATAAATCAGGCTTTTTAAGATTTCCTTTTGTTTTGTATGCTGTGCCGTGCCAAACTTGAGCGCGTGAGCCGTTTAACAATT